TAGTCACTCAGGGAGAAGTTTAATAAGAGTATTAGGCACTCATGACAATTTTGAGATAGAGATGAAAGTTATGATGACCAATTATCGAAACTGCACTTTTGTGCCTCCGTATTTTCGTAATGAGAGTCAGCCTCGTCATAGAGATCTACCCAAAGTTCCAGATGAAATACTTACCATATATAAACAGTGGGATATGTATTATTTTCAGAAGTATTATGGTATAACTAGGGAGGCCTCATGGTATGAGCAGAATGTGTGGAAGAGATATCAGTGGGTTGATCAGGAAGAAACATTATTTTATAATGGAATATCTTGGGATGTTGACCTGAATAGCCTGCCGCTAACAAATCGCTTACTTGTTGAAATGTCTTGGTTTAACAGGACATTCACGGGTAATTCAAAAGGTCAATATGTTAGCTATTCTCATACCTATGTTACCGAAAAAATTGGTTCCCATTTGTTAAAGTATGATAATTCTACTCGAGATTTATCTGTTTTAGCGGAATCTTTAACCCCTTTAATAGCTAGTGCAATTGACGATATGAATAATTATATGGATGTTAAAAAATATCATGGTACTCAGAAGTTTGAGTACGATCCCGCGATATTTGATGAAATGGGGTATGCAGTTGACTCATCAGCTGGACATCGTCCTGGTCCGAATAAGGTAAGTGTTTCAACACCGAATAGTAATTTCAATTTGACAGTTAATGGAAAGAAGATAGAACAACATTCTTATTATGCTGGGCTTGCTAGAAAAGAATGTGAAGACATAATGAGTGGATCCTCTACAAAGATTCATTATGTTGATTCAGGGTATATGGCGACAAAGATAGAGACTCAGCAGTGTTATGGTAAATTGGAGGTAGAGAGGTATGAAGAGCAGAAACAAATATATACAAAGATTCGTGACTTCTTTATTCTAACTTATTTTACTATAATGATGGAATCAATATGGTTAAAATTTCGTCAAACAATTGAAAGAGGAAAATTGATAAGAATTGGTCAGGTATGGTGGTTTGGAGGGGCAGATAGATTTTCTCGTGATATGGGACATTATGATGAAGATTTTATATGGTTTGACGGTGATTTTTCAGGACTAGATAGAACCATGCCTAGACATTTGATTTTACTTTATTTGTCATCTAGTGTTTCATATTGGAATTGGAAGGGTATGTCTGAAAATAATACTAGATTATTAAAAGCCATCGCAAAGTATGTTCTTGAAGCGGTATCCACGAAGCTGGTTAATTTGTTCGGTAGTTTGTGGTGTGTGATGTATGGAGTCATGCCCTCAGGGGTCTACTCAACGTCTCATGGAGATTCCTGGGTTGTTGCCTTGCTATTTTTTCTTTTTGTGAGGTATCAAGCTACTCAAAATTGCAAATGGGCTCAACTCATACGTGAAGCTAGAGCGAAGGGGTGGATACGTTTTGCTGTTTACGGTGATGATCATGTCATTGGTGTAAAAAGACATTTAGGGGAAGTGATAAATGAAGATTTATTTGCAGGGTTTGTTTCTAAATTCTTTGGGATGAGAATAAGAGATAAAAGAAGGATATAGGGTTT